GAGTAATCCTGCTGAACCTACAATAGAATCAGTCATCCAAGAAGAAATCAGCGATACGAGTGATAAAGTCGAGACAAGCACTAGCAGCGAGACTGATAGCACCAAAGAAGTAAAAGAAAACAAACAAGATAGGGACAAAGAAGAGTCTAAAGACAATGTAGACAATGTCGTTGATAATCGCAAAGAGATTGTTCATGGCTTTGGATTAGTCCTTTCATTAGAAATATTAAATAAACCGTTGGAATTTTACCAACCACCATTAACTGATATGTTCAGTATAACACAGGAGTTCCCAATTAATGCAGATACCAGAAAGTTTCAACTTGACCTTCTCAAAAGGAACGATGTCGAAGATTATTATAATAGTATTTCCGATAGTGCTTGGGAGCGGCTACGCAGGGGTGACATTTTACAATAAAATGTTAAAGACCATAGAAGCTACCAGTAAGTTCACAATAATAGAAGATAATATTAAAGAGTTAAAACTGCAAGTATCAGCCATCAAGGAACGACAATTAGAGGGGCTAGATACAAATGTTAGGTTACAAGAAAAAGTTGCTGATGCGTATGTGCTTGCAAAAGAAAGCAATGCAGTTGCTCTATCAACACAAAGAGAACTCAAGGCATCAACAGCAGCAACCAAATCAGAAGTAGAAACTATGATTCGTTCTGTAGAAGATAAACTTGATATAATTAAAAGGTCAGTGACTAATCCTTTAGACAGAAGATGAAAATAGATATTAAAACAGTTAAAGCAGTTTACTCTATGTTAATTGCTACAAGTGTTTTAAGAGAACTAGGTCTTCCTCCTGCAGACGAGGTTGAGTTTGAACTACTGCCTGTATCAGATAAGGTCATGGCAACCTATACACCAGACCCAGATACCATAGGTGTTTGTCCTGAACGACATAGATTCTTGACTAGCCTCATTAAGTCTATGGTGCATGAAATAATACATATGGCTAATCATTATTATGGTAAATCTTATTTACGACATGATAAAAATTTTGAGCAATTAAGAAAAAAAATAGCTGATGAATTTGGCTTTGATGAAAACGAAATATAGGAGATAGTATGGTGTGGACAGCATTAATTGGACCAGTTGCAGGTTTGTTAGATAAGTTTATAGAAGATAAAGACCAGAAGAATCAGTTAGCACATGAGATTGCTACGATGTCAGAAAAACACGCACAAGAGTTAGCTAAAGGACAGATAGAGGTCAACAAAGCAGAGGCATCTCATCGTTCTCCTTTAGTTGCTGGCTGGAGACCTTTTATAGGCTGGGTATGCGGAATAGCTTTAGCTTGGCATTTTGTACTATCTCCTGTTATAATATTCGTAGCAGCGTGGTTTAATGTTGTATTACCTGCCTTACCTGAATTTGATATGGGTTCTTTAATGACTGTATTAATGGGTATGTTAGGCTTGGGTGGACTACGCACATTTGAGAAAACAAAAGGGTTGACTAAATGAAGTTGTCACCGCATTTTAGTTTAGAAGAATTAACACATTCAGATACGGCTGTTAGGTTAGGTATTGATAATACCCCTACAGTTGAAGTCATTGATAATTTAACATTTTTAGCGAAAGAATTAGAATATGTCCGAGATGTACTTAACGCTCCTATGCTTATTAGCTCTGGGTACAGGGGTGTGCTTCTTAATGATTATTTGGGAAGCAAGCGAACTTCTAGCCACATCAAAGGCTTGGCGGTTGACTTTATCAGTCCTAGCTTTGGTAATCCCCATAGCATTGTTGAAGCTATAATATTAGCTAACATTAATTACGACCAAGTCATCCTTGAATTTGATAAGTGGGTGCATTTATCATTTCATCCTACAGAGCCTCGTAAGCAGGCACTCATCATTGATAAGAAAGGGACACGACCCTTTGAAGATATTACTTCTTGATATAGAAACATCACCTAATACCGCCCATGTTTGGGGTTTATACAATCAGAATGTTAGTTTGAATCAACTGATGGAGTCTAGCTATGTCATGTGTTGGGCTGCTAAATGGCTTGGTCAAAAAGATGTTTACTTTAGCTCTATGATGGAAACATCTCATAAGAAGATGGTCAAAGAAATCTACAAACTATTAGATGAAGCTGATGCCGTCATTCATTACAATGGCACAAAGTTTGATATACCCACTCTCAATAAAGAGTTTCTACTATTAGGACTAACTCCACCATCACCTTACAGAGAGATAGACCTATTAAGAACTAGCCGTAGTAAGTTTAAATTTCCTAGTAATAAACTTGACTATGTTGCTCAAGCATTAGGTCTTGGTGAAAAAGTAAAACATATTGGTCATGAACTGTGGATACGGTGCATGAATAAAGATAAGCAGGCTTGGGATATGATGAAGAAGTATAATATCCAAGATGTTGTATTGTTGGAAAAGGTCTATGAAAAGATGTTGTCTTGGATTAGAAACCATCCAAACCACAATGGGTTCACAGAGGGTGTTGTATGTCCTAACTGTGGTAGTAGCAGTTTACAGAAAAGAGGTTTTGCTTGCAATACAAATACCGTTTATCAGAGACTTCGTTGCAACTCTTGCGGAAAATGGTCGAGGAGCAACAAAAAGATTCCACAGATGAAAAAGTTACAATCCGCCATCAGCATTTAGGGAGAATTATGGATATTGATAGAATAGCAGAGGTTATGACAGGTAAGATTATAGAGGAAGTTGCCATTACTTATGGTGAAGACACTATGACTATCTTCTTGTCTGACGGCTCGTCTATCGAAATAGTAATAGATTCTATCTATGCAGACATTCCAGAGTTAGATGATTAAAAACAAGCGTGATATAACACTGCCAGACGGCTCACAAACAGATAATTACAGCAAAGAATACCAAAGATACTGTGAAGCATTAAACCTCTCTAAAAAGCCTCTATGGAAGCGACAGGAGTGGTTAGATAAGCTAACAGATGAAGAGAGGGTAGAACAGTTAAAATACTGGTTAAATTTAATCTGGAAGCAGTAGTTGGGACTTAAACTCATCTATAGTATTAGATTGCACTAGATACTTATTCTCTAGTTCATACAAATCACATTTAGTAATTAACTTACTACCATCTGACCTAGTTCTTTCTTGACCTGTGCCAAAGAACTTTGCTTTATCAATAAACTCATCTTTATCTATCCATCCACATATAGTCAATACTTTGTCTATTTTATGTAGACTGCAAAATACATACCTATCCACTTCATACTTTGCCTGCATACCTATTAGATTATTTACATAATAGTCTTTAGGATACGATGTTCTCCCCATTGTCTTAACATCATAAGTCTTGCCATTTAATACAAAATCTATTCCGTTATCAAACCCACCACTAAAGTCACTGTGTAAGTTTAGTATATTACATATCATGTATTGACCTACAACTCCAATTCTTTGTTCTTTGAACCCTCCATCTGCATAACCACGATTACCCAGACTGTAACGCTTAACAATATCATAACTATATCTTGCTACTTCATCTGATATAGGTATGTTAATTATGCTCCTACCCTCCTACCTACAATGGTGAGTAGATTATCTATAGCTATTTGTAGTTTGTATTCATACAACTGTGGCTTTTTAGTATTAAGATAACGAGCATAAATGGCTTCTTTTTGGTCTTTAGGGAGACTATGAATCACAGCATCAACTGTTCTTACATTGGTATCTTCTACATCTTCATACATCTCATCAAACGCATCATAACTAGATTCACCTCCACTAGACATTCCTAGAGACTTACTAGGATAACCTAGCTTATGATTGTCAGAGTTCATGTATCGTTTCCACTTATCCAACAACTCTAATAATCTATCCATCTCCATTACTCACCCCAATACACACTATTATAATAAGAATTACCATAAGAAATATTGTATTTAGAGCTCATTTCGCTTTTAGAAGTTCCTTCATCTACCATTCTTTTCTTTGAGCTTTTTACAGTAAATGATTGCTCAACCTTGTCTACAGGATACATGACTTTAGCTAATAAACAGTCATCACGAGACTTAAATAAGTAATGACCATTTCTTCTTAATTTTGTATTGGTGATTAAGTTATTCTCTCTCATAACCTTTATCAGATTAAGCATAGGCTGACCATCTATTTTAAACATTTCAGACAACTCATTAATGGTCATTGCTTTCACATCAAGCACATCCAGTATCATATTAATGGCTTGATTTCTTTTATACTCTTTGCCTTTTAGTGTGTATCTATAATCAGCAAAGTCATATCTTGATTTTACGACAAGTCTTCTATCTTCACTTCCCATTTTCTACCCTCCTTATAAAATCCCCATAACTCAATGCGTATTCCAGCTTCACGCACTTTCCCTACATTTTCATGCTCTGCAATTTTTTTTCGTCTACTAGACATATTAGCTTTAGAGGTGACCTGTATTGCTAACACTTCATCTCTTCTAATAGCCAAGAAGTCTATAAACCCCCATAAGTCATTCTTCTGGCGACTGAATGTATTATACTTCTCTACATTCTCAACAAGATAACCTAAATCAGTCAGTCTTTTTCTTGTCGGTATGTTTAGGTTTGCTGGTTTCTTTCTTTCCAAATATCTTGTCCCAATTATCCTCAAACTG